TAATCAATACAATGGAAAAAATACAGTTACAAAACCAACATTAACATTTTCAACTAGTTCATTAAATAATGCATTAATTGTTACGCCGTCTGTTTTATATTCCGGAGATCAAAATGCAATCGTATTACAAACAACAAGTTCATTACCTGGAGTATTCGTTAAAGATTCAGAATATAAAATAATATTTGATGCAATTGGGATAAAAAATTCTTTAAGTAATCTAGAAAATCCAAAAATTTGTATATATTTATCAGGATCTGCATTTGATTATGATAATACTAATTTGCAAAATGATTATTATCCTATATTATTAGGTAAAAAAATAGGAGAATATGAAACTCCAAATAATAATCAACGATTAGATAATTTACAATTTAATTTTACTGCAGACAAAACAGGAAATGGATCATTATTAATATTAATTGAATCAGGAGAATGGCAATTTTCAGATATTAGAACATCAACATCTGCAGAAAAAGGATTTACAGAAAATTACACAAGATTCAGAACTGACATCCCTGTAAAACATAAATCTGATAATGAAATAAAATTTAAAATTGAATATTATAACGCTGCTGGAGTTAAAAGTGATCATGAAACAATAGTAACAAATCAAGTATTTCAAGGAGGAAATAGATATATAGACGGCGGATTTTCAATGTTAACAGGTTCATTAACTGTTGCTGATACATTAAATTCTGGAGTTGAAATAGTAGGATTACAAAATACTGGATATATTAGATCATTAGGTTATGATGGGTTTAACCAAGCAATGACTGGACGTGGAGGATTTTTATTATTTTCTGGTTCTGCATTACCAAATCAATTTGCAACATCATATCAAGGTGTTGGTTTGGAAATGGTTGCTGATTCAAATAACTTTTTTAAATTTAGAACAGATCCAAGTGGATTAGAAATACAAACAGAAAAATTCTTTTTAGGTAATCCTGCAACACAATTTATTAGTGGATCGAATGGACAATTAGAAATTTCATCTTCAGGATATCATATAAGACCATCTGGAGATATAACAGCATCTAATTTTTTAATGGAAGGTGGAGTCATAACAAATAATGTAACTATTTTAGGATCATTATCTGCAAATAGTATTTTAACTCCAGCACTAATTAACGGAAATCCAGCAACACCTGCGAATGCATCATCATCAATATCAGATCAAGGTTTAGCAATATTTAGATCAGCATCAATTGCAGGATTTGAAATTTCTCCTGCAGAGATTAAATCTCCAGGAAATGCACTTCGATTAAAATCTGAAGGACAAATAACTGCATCTTCTGGATTTTTATTTGGATCAAAAGCAGCTAGTAACTTTATACAATTTGCTGGAAGCACATTAACTGTTAGAGGTGATTTATCGGTTGATCAAATATTTACTCCTGCTTTAATAGGAGGAAATCCTTCGAATGAAACAAATGCATCTTCATCTATAAAATCAGATGGATTTGCAAAATTTGTATCTGCATCTATTGGAGGATGGGGTATTACTACAAGTTCTATAGAAGGCGGAAATCTTATAATGAAGCCAGAAGGTATCCTACAGACACGAGACTTTGCTAGTGGCTTAAAAGGATGGAAAATATCTTCAGAAGGAAATGGAACTGCTGAATTTGAAAATGTAAGAATACGAGGAACATTAAGAACAACAACATTTGAAAAAGAATCTGTTAATGCAATCGGAGGTCAAGTATGGATTGCAAACTCAACTACTATTACAGGATCTCAAGTACCAGCAACATCCACTACAATGTCAGTCAAAAATGCTAGCGGATTTATAACTGGTGAAATATTATTAGCTAAAAAAGTTGATAATACTGGATTCCAAACGGAATATCTTTTTGTAGAATCAGCTTCATTGGATGGAGATAATTCAAATGAAGATGAAGTATTTGGTAGAATATATGTTCAACGAGGATACGGAAGTGGCTCAGAAGGAAGTTTTGTTGGAGATTTAGCATCTACGTCTCAATCATATGAAGAAGGACAAGTTATAGTAAGTACTGGTAAAATTGGAACTGGTTATATTAAAATGAATGCAAATCCCAATGATCAAGCAACTCCATTTATTGACATAGTAGAAAGAACGGGTAGTGGGTTATATGACGTTTCACTAAAAGCTAGAATGGGTGACTTATCGGGGCTTGCAAATTCGTCTTATGTATTCGGGAATTCAACACCAGGTTATGGCTTAGCAACTGATAATGTGTTCTTACAAGGCGGTATTATAGCAAATACAGGGTCTATTGGCGGAATACATATGCAAAACAATAAATTATTTATTGGAGTAGGTAGTCATGCAAATTCTAATACTGGATTTTATGTTGATTCTGGATCTAATTTTTCATTAGGTGATAAATTAACATGGGATGGATCAGCATTAACCGTTAGAGGACAGTTAAGACTAGAATCAGGTGAAAATGTACAAGATGCAATAAATGAAGCTACAGCATCAAATACAGCAAAATCATTGATATTAACGTCTGATTCACAAGTAATGGCATTTGATAGTGCATCAGACAACACAGCTACCCCATCAAATATTATATTTAGTATATCACAACAAAACTTAACTGCAAGTATATCTGCTAGTAATGTTACTATAACAACAGCTCAATCTACCAATGTAACTGGATTTAATTTTGATACTGGTAGTATAACAGTAAATTCAGCCGGATTATATAGTGGAATTGTATCTGGAAGTATAACATTTGCAGGAGCATTATCTGCAGGAGGATTGGAAACTGATAAAGATAATTTTCCAGTATCTATTACAGTTAATGGAGATTCATTAATAGATACAACATCATTATTTAAAGTGCAAGGTGGAGCAACTGGATCAGACGGTACTCCAGGTACAGATGGTACAGACGCAGTTACTGCATTTCTAACAAATGAATCTCACACGTTTACAGCTAATGCCGCAGGTACAATTTCTTCATTTGTAGGTGGTGATACCGATATGGAAATATTCGAAGGAGTTACAAATCGAACTGCAAATTATTCATATGGAAGAGTTAATGGAGTTGGAGTATCATCAAATATTGTTAATAATACAGTTACTGTAACAGGGTTAACTGGAGATACTGGATCAATAGCTATAACAGCAACATCTGCAAGTACATCGTTAACTAAAACAATGTCATTAGCAAAATCTAAACAAGGTACTACCGGAACAGCAGGAGCAACAGGCGCAACTGGTCCTAATTTTGATTTCTTAACAGGATCAATATCTGAAGTTGATACTACCGGCGGATTAAATGCTGGATTATTAATGACATCCAATGTATTAGGATTTCATGGCAATATTGCCGCCGGTGATGGAACTAATGCAACTATTAATGATTTCATTACATTTTTAGATTCATCCGGAAACTTTTTTATAGGTTCTGCATCAGCTGGACATTTTGCATATTCTCAAACAACAGGTCAATTATTAGTATCAGGATCTAAAGTAGATATACAAACTCCTAAATTCTTTTTAGGATCGACTGATAATCAATTTGTTTCTGGAGCAAATGGAAACATAGAAATATCATCATCTAAATTTCATGTTAAACCAGATGGAGATGTAATAGTTAGAAAAATATCTGCAGAAGAAGGAACAGTTGGAGGATTTTCTATAACAGCAGATAAAATAAGCGGAGGATTTACGCCAGCGTCTTCATCAATACTTAATACAGTAGTATCTGCTTCATTACAATTGGATGGAGAACTAGAAACATCAACAGTAACAGTTGATTCATTTACTACTAATGCAGCAGGCGGAGCTGCATTTTGGGAAGCATATAGACAATCTGGTAATTTTGTAGGTATAAAATCTAACAATGGAACTGCTTATTATAATATTTCAAACCAAAGTAGAAATACTTTTACACCACAAAGCTCTATTAATGCAGGAAGTATTTCTATAGGAGCATCAAATTTTATAGAAACTGGATTTACAAATCAACCACATACTTTAGTCACCAATCTTGGATCGGTATTAACAGCTGTTTCATCATCAACACAAACTTTTCCAGAAGTCCCAGATTCATTAATATTAAAAGATTCAGGACAAATAACAGGATCTAATGTATTATTTGACGGAGGCGAAATTGGAGGATTTTCTATAGGAACAAATTCTCTTACAACCACCGGAGTTGAAATTAATGATTCGACTCAAACATTATTTATAAGTTCTAGCGGGTTTAAAGTTTCACATCCAGGCGCAGTTACTGCAACAAGTCTTGTAGTAGAAAATTCAACAGGTACTTTATTAAGTACTTTTACTGGATTTTCAGATGGTAAGAACATTGCACGTAATCTTCCAATACAAAATACATCTGATGAGCCATTTGTTATATTTTTAGCTGGCGAACAAAAACTAGTAGTAATGGCAATGTCATCACAAAATAACAACTACTCAAGTACTTTATCTGGTACCTTAGGTATTGAATTTGAAAGATTTTTACCAGATTCATCTCCTGCACCAGACGCTACTGAAGTTGGTAACTGGTCATTTACAAATCCAGAAGATCCTGGAGGCGGCGGATTCTTTACAAGACGTCAATTGATACGACATGTTGTTGATTTAACGCGTGTAGGTAGTAGCAATATAGATTTAACAAATGCAGCTGCCTTTATAAAAGTAATTGGTACAAATATAGTATCTAGTCAAACACAAGTAACAGTACATAGAAATGTAGGTGCTACTGGAGTTGAAGGAAATAAAAATGGTGGAGTAATTGATACCACATAATTTAAAACAGTGTATTAATAACTAAGTAATATTTATATAAAATGAATAATGTAACAGTATTATTTCCCGGTGGCTTCAAGCCAATAACAGGAGCACATATGGCTCTTGCTCAAAGATACGCTCAAAATTCTAGTGTCAACAAAGTTATCATGTTAATAGGTCCAAAAGAGCGAGAAGGTATAACAAGAGATACAAGTATTAAAATGTTTAATTTGTTAAACAGAAATAATAACATCGAAATACAATCTACAGATTTTAATTCGCCTATTATGGCCGCATATGAATATCTATTTTCATTACCAGAAGACGCACAAGGTCAATTTGCATTAGCTGCATCAGAAAAAGATGAAGATTATGTTCGAGTAAAGACATTTCTGCCAAATGTAGATAAATATAAATTAACTGGTGATAGAAAAGGAAGAAAAATACCAGCTGGCATCGATGCAGTTGAATTAACAGTTTCTGCAGATCCTTTAAAATATGATGATGGTAATGCAATATCAGCTTCAGCCGTAAGAGCAGCTTTAAATGCAGACGAATATAGTAAATTTAAAGCAAGTTATCCTGGATATGATGAATCTATAATAAAAAACTTATGGCAAATGCTTGGCGGAGCTCCAACATATGGTGATGTAATGGGATCTGAAATTCAAAAAAGTATTAAAGATATTGAAGATGGCGATGTAATATTATTAGACAATGGTAAAAAGTTTAAGGTAGATTATATAGATCCTTGGAGTGCTGGAGGAAGAATACTTAACGGTACAGATCTCGAAACAAGCAAAAAAGGAAAGTTAAAAATTAAGTTTTTAACACCTATAGGGAATACGGGCTTGGCAGATGATACCATGTTAACAGTATTAAAAGAATCATTAAATATGAAAGAATGGTTTTTACAAAAATTTCAAAATGATGCAAATGAAATAGCAGAACAAATGGGCGTTGGATATATGACTCCTAAAGGAGCTGTAGCACATCAAAAGAAAATTAAAAAACTTAGAAAATTTCTTGATAAGAAAAATGATCGTGGATTTACATATGATTTTGATAAATATCCAAAAACTGTATTTGGAACAAAATATTTAAATGAAGGTGGATTAGCTGGACATATGTCACATCCATTTGATAAAAATAGATCACAATCATTAACATTTGCAGATTTCAAAGAAATGATTCAGCGTGGGTTACAAGGTAGATTAGATATAGAATCAGCTGTTACTGAAAAAACAGACGGTCAAAATATATTTGTTACATATAAAGACGGAGCAGTTAAATTTGCTAGAAATAAAACAGAACGTGTTAATCCATTATCAGTTGAAGGATTACAAGCAAAGTTTGCTGGAAGAGGTCCTATATCAGATGCATTTGGAGAAGCTGGTAATGATTTAGAAGCTGCATTTTCAAAAGTAGGAAAAGGCAAATTAGAAAGTATTTTTCAAAACGGAAAAGTATTTGCTAATATGGAAATTATTTATCCAGAAACAAAAAATGTTATAGCATATGAAATAGCAGTTCTTCAATTTCATAACTTAGTTGAGTATGATGAAAATGGAAATGTTGTTCAAACTGATATGACTGGAGGAGCAGTAATACAACGAGCTATACAAGATGCAAATGCTCATATGCAAAAAACATTTAACTTAATACCACCACAAAAAATTAAAGTAGGAAGAGTTGAAAATTTTCAAGATTATGAAGATGCATTATTTACAGAATTAAATCAATTACGTGACAAATATCAATTACAAGACACTAGTTATTTATCAGATTATCATAAGGCCTGGTGGAAAGATGTTATAAAAGAAAAAGCAAACGAAATGAATTATGATATATCTGATGATTTAATAGAACAATTAACTAATAGATGGTCATTTAATGATAAATCAAATTCAATTGTGAAAATTAAAAAAATGATTGATAATCCAGAATTCTTAGAATGGGTCTCTATATTCGATAAAAAAGATTTCAAACAATATCAAAAAGATAATCTGCAACCATTTGAATCTATATTTTTAAAACTAGGAGCAGAAATAATGAAAAATGCATCTAATTTTTTAGCAGCAAATCCAAATAAAGCTGTACAATCAATAAGATCAGAAATTGCTGGAATAATACGTACTCTTAGATCCACAAATGATATTGCAAAAATGGATCTATTAAGAAAACAATTAGAACGAATTAAAAGACTAGGCGGATTCGAAAAAATAGTTCCAGTAGAAGGAATTGTATTCACCTATGGCGGTAATACATATAAACTAACTGGAGCTTTTGCCCCGATAAATCAAATATTAGGAACATTAAAGTATTCTAGATAATATTTATATAAAATAATATAACAGGACGTTAACATGGCTAAATATAAACAACCAAAAAATGATAAGTATAAATCAAGAAAAGATTTAAAAGATTACACTATTGACAAAGAAGTCAAAGGAATGGTACCAAATGCATCTGGAGAGCCAATGCCTGAAGTTCCTAGAAAAGACGATAAAGAAGTTATTGATGATGTTGAGAATATGGTACCAAAAATAAAAGATTCTGACAGAATATATGTTACTAAAGAATTAGAGGATGGCGATCCTAAAATGCCATCTAATGCATTAAAAACATTGGTAAAGAATCAAGAAGAAGATGCAAAAGAATTAATTGATACATTATCAAAAAAAGATGGCGGATATATGACACAAATAGAAAAACTAACTAAAGAACAAAAAGAAAAACTAGTTAAAGAAATTGTAAAAATAAAAGTAACTAAATTTTTATCTGAACAAGCATTAAATACTCTTAAAACAGAACAAGATACAGAAGAGCCAGAAACAACACCAGAAGAGCCAGTAGCTGATACTCCAGAACCAACTCCTGCTCCATCTGCCCCAGCAGAACCTGCAGATGCCCCTGCACCAGAGCCTGAAGTAGCACCAGAGCCAGAAGCTCCAGTAGAAGAGCCAGAAGCAGAAGCTCCAGTAGAAGAGCCAGAAGCAGAAGCATCTGGAGATGTAAGAATTGAAAAATTTATTGAAGCATTAAAATTAAAACCAAGCACATTATTACAAGTACAAACGATGATGAAATCTATACAATTATTATTAAAAGAAAAAGATCCAAAACAACAAATACAATTTTTAGCTTTTATGAAAAAATTAATTGACAGATCATTACAAAAACAAGATCCTAATGATTTAGGATAAATTAAATTTACAATAAATTTTTATGGCAAATAAGTTACAAAATATAAAAGCTATCCAAAAAATGCTGGATGGAACTCACGCATTTCAAACAAGAAAAACTCATGGATTTACTGACGCAAAACAAAAAGCAGAAAAAAATAAACGTAGAGAGATTGGTGAGATATGGGAAGAAAAAATAGGCAATACTATTTATCAAATTGAACAACAAGATGGATTTCGAGTTAAAAAACCAAAAAATTCAATTGCAGAAGAAGTTCGAACATATTTAAATTCATATCCAAATTGTAAAAAAGATTGTTGCAAAATAAAAAAAGGACCAGTTGATGAAAAGATGCGGGTAATACATGGAATGTGTCTTGATTGTGTTGTTGATATGGAACATGAATTAAAGAAACAAGGCAAATATGAAGAATATGAGCAAAAGAAAATTCGTGAAAATGCAGAAGCTTGGTTAAAGCGAGCAGAACAAGATGTTGATATGCTTAAAGAAGTATACACACAAGCTTCTAGTACAGTTATGAATGCAGACGGAATGGTAGAACATTGGTCAGCAAAAATGACTCCAGACGAATTTGAAAAAACAATACAAACACAATTTGATAATTTTAAAGTAAAATTTTTAAAAAATTTAGAAACAAAAAAGGAAAATAATGATTAAAAAAACATGGAAACTTATAGCAGGTATAGTTGTTGGAATATTTGGACTGATTTTTATATTTGGAAAAAAATCTAACAATAAAAAAGCAGCTGAAGCTAAGAAAAAAATTGATAATAATAACACTAATATTAATAAATTAGATGGCAGTATCGAAGAAGTAAAAAAACAAAAAGTAGTTGCAAAGAAAAAAGTATCAACGACAAAAAAACAACTAGCTTCTACTAAAGCAAAAAAGGCAGCGCCTAAAAAGACAGCTCCAAAAAAATCAGTTAAAAGTGCAAAAGCAAATATTAAAAAGAAAATTAGGAAATGAAACATATTTTTATTATAATATTATTATGGCCATTAATTAATTTTAGCCAAATGCCAGATACTTGTTTTACAGAAAATGAAATTATAGAAATTTCAGAAACATTGGATTCATTATATTATTTAGATTCAATTAACAATGAAATTATTTCACAACAAGAAATATTGATATCTGAATTAGAAACAGTATTAAAATTAGATTCAGTTGAATTAATGTATATAAGTAAAAAAAATAATTTATTAAATGATAATATTGAATTATATATACAACGTGAAAAATATTTGAAACCAAAATGGTATGATAATAAAGTTATATGGTTTGCATCAGGAATTCTAACAGCAGTTGCAACAGGAAAGATGGTTGTCGAAGTAGTACAATAAGTGAGTAACAAGCAAAACATAAAAAAAATAATACAGGAGCAATATAAAAAATGTGCTCAAGATCCTGTTTATTTTATGCGTCAATATTGCTATATTCAACATCCAATTAAAGGTAAAATAAAATTTAATTTATTTCCATTTCAAGAAGAATCATTAACTACATTACAAAAAAATCGATATAATGTAATTCTAAAATCTAGACAATTAGGTATATCAACATTATCTGCAGGGTATGCATTGTGGTCAATGTTATTCAATGAAGATTTTAATGTATTAGTAATTGCAACAACTCAGGACGTTGCAAAAAATTTAGTAAGTAAAGTTCAAATAATGAACGAAAACTTACCTAGTTGGTTAAAAACAAATATAGTTACTAATAATAAATTATCATTAAAATTTGCAAATGGATCAGAAATTAAAGCAATATCAAGTTCTTCTACAGGTGCACGTTCTGAAGCATTATCATTATTAATAGTCGACGAAGCTGCATTTATTAGAAACATTGAAGAAATTTGGGTAGCATCTCAAGCAACATTATCTACTGGAGGTGGAGCTATTGTATTATCTACTCCTAATGGAATTGGTAATTGGTTTCATCAAACATGGGCTGATGCTGAAACTGGAGTAAATGGCTTTGAAACAATTAAACTAGATTGGAAATTACATCCAGAACGAAATCAATCGTGGAGAGACGAACAAACACAATTATTAGGAGAAAGAGGAGCAGCACAGGAATGTGATTGTGATTTTATATCTTCCGGTCATACCGTTGTAGATGGATTAATATTACAAAAATATGAATCTAAATGCGAAGAGCCTGTAGAAAAAAGAGGATTTGATAACGGATATTGGATATGGGAATATCCAAATTATGAAAAAAATTATATTATTGTAGCTGATGTTGCTAGAGGTGATGGCGCAGATTGGTCGACATTTCATGTTATCGACGTAGAAACAATAAATCAAGTTGCAGAATATAAAGGTAAATTACCTCCAAAAGATTTTGGAAATATGTTAGTAACTATTGCAACTGAATGGAATAATGCGTTGTTAGCAATTGAAAATGCAAATATAGGATGGGCTGCAATACAACCAGCATTAGATAGAGGATACCAAAATTTATTTTATACATATAAAGATGATGGATATGTAGATTTAGAGGTTCAACTATTAAAAGGATATGATCAAAAAGATAAAACAAAAATGGTACCAGGTGTTTCAACTACTTCAAGAACCAGACCATTAATGATATCTGCATTAGAAATGTATATGAGAGAAGGCTCTCCTATAATACGTTCAAAAAGATTAATTCAAGAATTATTTGTATTTGTGTGGTTAAATGGTAAAGCACAAGCACAAGTTGGATATAATGACGATTTAGTAATGGCGTATGCTATTGCGTTATGGTTACGAGATACTAGTTTAAAATTAAGACAACATGGAATTGAATTAAATAAAAGAGCATTATCACAATTTCAAAAATCAGATAATATAGTTTATACTAATAAAAATAAATCACAAAGTGAAGACTGGGATTGGAATAACGGTCGAGACAATGAAAATTTAACCTGGCTTCTGTAGTTAGTTATATTTATAATAAATTAAAGATAAAAATATGGCGTCGTTAAGAAAACGTTTACAAAACCTATTTAGTACCAATGTAGTAGTTAGAAAATTTGGAAAAGATAAACTACGAGTAGTTGATACAAATAGATTACAATCAACTGGTAATTTAGCTGCAACAAAAATTACTGATCGATATTCTAGATTACATGGATCAAATCGACATGGATATGGATCATATGGATCTGCATTTGGAGGATATGATTCAAATTATTATTCTCAACAAAATAGAAAACAATTATATACAGATTATGAAATGATGGATAAAGATCCTATTATTTCTTCTGCATTAGATATATATTCAGATGAGTCTACATTAGAAGATCAGTTTGGAGATATCCTATCTATTAAAACAAATAAGACACATATACAAAAAATATTATATAATCTATTTTATGATGTTTTAAATATTGAATTTAATATGTGGCCATGGGTTAGGAATATTTGTAAGTATGGAGACTTCTTTTTAAAATTAGATATTTCAGATGAATTAGGAATAATTAATGCTAGACCATTATCATCATATGAAATTGAAAGACTTGAAGAATTTGATTCTGAATCTGGAGAATATAATATTAAATTCAGACACGACATTAGTGAAAATGTACAATATGATGTATTTGAAATAGCACATTTTAGAATGTTATCAGATTCAAATTTTTTGCCATATGGTAGATCGATGTTAGAAGGAGCTAGACAAGAATTTCAAAAACTAACAATGTTAGAAGACGCAATGTTAATTCATAGAATTATGAGAGCTCCAGAAAAAAGAATCTTTAAAGTTGATATTGGCAATATTCCACCAAATGAAGTTGATACATTTATGGAACAAATTGTTAATAAAATGAAAAAGGTTCCATATGTTGATAAAAATACCGGAAATTATAATTTAAAGTTTAATTTAAATAATATGTTAGAAGATTATTATTTACCAGTAAGAGGTGGAAATAGTCAAACACAAATTGATACATTACCAGGTATGGAATTTACTGGTATTGATGATATTGAATATGTAAAAAATAAAATGATGGCAGCTTTAAAAATTCCTAAACCATTTTTAGGATATTCTGAAGGGGTTGAAGGAAAAAGTACATTAGCTTCTATGGATATTAGATTTGCTAGAACAATCGAACGAATTCAAAAAATTATTTGTTCTGAATTATCAAAAATTGCAATAGTTCATTTGTATGCACAGGGGTTTGAAGGAGAAGATTTAATTGGTTTTGAATTATCATTAACTCCACCTTCAATTATATATGATCAACAAAAAGTTGCACTAATGAATGAAAAAATTACTTTAGCAGTTGCAATGAAAGATTCAAAACTAGTATCAGACAAATACATTTATGAATACATATTTAATATGTCTGAAGACGAATGGTTAGAAGAAAGAAATAATGTTGTAGAAGATCTTAAACTAAGATTTAGACAAAATCAAGTAGAGCAAGAAGGAAATGATCCAACATTAACTGGAGTTTCATATGGTACTCCACACGATTTAGCCTCCATGCATATGAGCACCGATGATGTTGAAGATAAAGATCAAGGCGGCCGTCCACCTGAAGGAATAAAATACGGACAGCATAAAAATCATATGGGTTGGGATCCTACCGGAGGAAAAACAGTTAAACAGGCAATGAATACAACATTCCAACCAGATCCTAGATTTAAAACAACTACTAAAACTGGCATGAAACCTGTAGCTACAGAAAATGCTGATATTTTAAAAAAAATTAATAAAAGTAGATCTAAAATACTATTTGAAAAAAATAAAAAAAATAAAGATTCTGGATCAATTTTAGATGAAAATAATATTTTATAATTAACATCATATTTATATGAAAGAACCATGAACTAACATGAAAACTCTTAAACATTCAAAATATAAAAATACTGCTATTCTTTTTGAGATGTTAGTAAGGAAACTTACATCGGAAACATTGACGTCAGATAAAACAATTACAGTTGAAATTATTAAAAAGTATTTTGGTAAAAATACAGTATTATCAAAAGAGCTACAATTATATAATTCTTTAATAAAAGAATCATTTAAAACTGAAGCTCAATCATTAGAATTTATTAGAAGTTGTAAAGAAGCTCATACTAAATTAAATAAAAGTTCATTACGTAGACAACGTTATAATTTAGTGAAAGAAATATCAGAAAATTTTGATTTTCAAAAAGTTTCTAAAATACGTATAAATAATTATAAAGAATTAGCATCTATATATAAAATATTTGAATATTCTAATTCTGATAATCCTAAGGATTTATTGGAATGTAAAACTGTTATCGTTGAACATATATTAAATGATAGTAATACGTCAACTAAAAAAGATGTTGTATTAGAAACATATAAAAAACACGATAAAGAAGTTAGAATGTTAGCATATAAATTATTAGTTGATAAATTTAATTCAAAATATTCATCTTTAAACGAAAATCAGAAACAAGTTTTAAATCAATATATAACTCACGTTAATGACACTGAATCTTTAAAATTATATTTAGAAGGTATATTACCAAATATTAAATTACAACTAAAAGAACAAGTATTAAAAATTCAAGACCCAGTTACAAAAATAAAAGTTGATAAACTTTCTGATATGTTATGTAATGTTAAAACAATAAAAGTAGTTAAAGAGTCTCATATTTTGTCAATATTAAGATATTTTGATTTAATTAAAGAACTAAAACAGGTAAACAAATGAAGTCATTTTTACACGAAATAGAATCTAAATTTACACGTCTTCAAGAAAAAGATTGGGACGGTGATGGAAAAGAAGAATCTCCAAATGATGAATATATGGGAGTTAAAGACAAAGCTATTAAAAAAGCAATGAAGAAAGAAAACTCTAAGCCAGATTTTTTAGATTTAGATAATGACAATGATACTGAAGAGTCTATGAAGCAAGCAGCCAAACAAGCAAATGAAGTCATAAAAACAAATGATCCAGATGCTGCAGCAGACATGCAAAAAAAGAATCCTAATGTAGATATTGAATTAACAGAAGATGAACTTGGCGAACAAAATGTAACTGGTGCAATTGCTGGATATCAAACCCCAAATGCATTTTCAACAAAAGCTCAAGCAAAAAAGAAAAAGAATATGAAATATGAATCTGTACAAAAAGCTATGGATACAAAATATGAAGCTATGATTGAATCATATTCTAAATTTGCAACTGGTAATCCAAAGTCTACACCATCACAAACAGTAAATGGTACCATTAAAGAAGTTGCAAAAAAATTACAAGAGATAGAACAAATAGTTAAATATACATCTAAATTAAAGACCGAATCTGGTATAGCTGGATCGTCATATGGAAAATCTACTCATACAGCATTAAATAAAATTTCAGAAAGATTATTAAAAATATCTGAACGTGTAAGAAGCTTAGGAGAATAATATGAATAAAAATTTATTAGTAGAATATATTCCATTTAAACCAATAGGGCCAATTAATGAACAAATGGCTAATAAATTTGGAGTTCCAGGTGGGTTAGTAGTACAAGGCGTTTTACAAAGAGCTGGAGCTAAAAATCAAAATGGACGTGTTTATCCTAAAAATATATTAGATAGAGAAGCTAAAAAATATCAACAAGAATATATTAGTCAAAACAGAGCGTTAGGCGAATTAGATCATCCAGAATCATCAGTTGTTAATTTAAACAATGTATCTCACAATGTTTTAAAAATGTGGTGGCAGAATAACGATTTAATGGGAGCTGTACAAATATTAGAAACCCCAGCTGGTAAAATATTAAAGTCGCTATTTGATGCTGGTATTACATTAGGAATATCTAGTAGAGGATTAGGATCAGTAAAAGAATTATATAAAGAGTCTGCAGTTGAAGTTCAAGAAGATTTTGAATTAATTTGTTTTGACTTTGTTTCAAATCCGTCTACCCATGGCGCATTTTTAAAACCAATGAATGAATCAATTAATAAAAATACAAAACAAAATTATAAAAAAGTAAATGATATTATTACATCAATTTTATGTGATAGTGGAAAATGTAGGATTTTACCATGAGAATAAAAGATTTATTAGAAGCATTAGATAGAGAGCAAGTTGAAATACCAAAAGAGAAAAAACGTGAATTTGTAGAAGCAGTAAGAAATTACTCTCAATTAGGCGAATCAGTATATGGTAAAGGTGATCTTAAAGAATTATGTCAAAAGATACACTATATGGTAGAAATGGCTCAACAAGTAACATTGTCTGAAGGCGATTGGTTTGATGGTATTACTGTTAATAGACACATGAAAGGACTTAACGAATCATATAAAGTATTTGAAAAGACTGCTCAAGAAATATCTAGACTACAAGAAAGACTATCTGCATCATATGAAGATATTGGTCAAGGATTAAGTAAATATTTTGATATAAAATAATTTTGAATTTATAAAAAAAATTATTATAATATAAAGGAAGTAAATGTCAAACATTGATAATACATATCGTCAATATTTTGGAATGAAATCACAAACTAATGAAGCTGATTTAATAAATAAAATATCAGATTACAAGGGTGGATTTCTTTATAAACTAATTGATCCAGCTACAGCAGGTAATGTGAAAGCCGATATTCAAGCATTTTTAAATAAAAAAGGAATGCATGTTATAAAAACAAAATTTGACGATGCAGCTGGTAAAGGATTCTTTTATGTTAGATTAGGAGAAGATCCTGCAAAAGAATCTCAGAGAATACAAGGATTTGTAAGTCAACTACCAGAAGTAGAAAAATTTAAATTTACATTAAAACCAATACAAAAAGTTACAAACAATCCATCAGATGAACAAACAACACAAATACCATAAATCAATAGTACCAGGAAATTCTTTTTCAACGAAAGTAATTAATAAAGATATAAACTTTGCTTTACGATCTTGGAAAAAACAACTTAAAATATCTAATACATTAGATACATTAAAAGAAAAACGAGAATTTGAAAAGCCTAGTGTTACCAAAAGAAAAATTAAAAATTCTGCAATTTTTAATCAATATATACAAGATTTAAAATCTTTATAATATATTTTCATTTTTTTTATTTCGTCTATATTTATAGTAAATACACTATCTCTATATAGTGTCAATTATTATTAATTTATTCTATTAAGATTTACAAATAATCTTATTTCCAAAAACAAAATTTAAGGAGACAAGTAATGGACGGAAAATCGGACTTACTAAAAGAAGCGATCGCTGACGCAAAAGCCGTAAAGGAAACTGCATTAGCAAACGCTAAAATAGCTCTTGAAGAGGCTTTTGCCCCTAGAATTGAAGCAATGCTATCAACAAAACTTTCTGAAGATTTATATGAAGACGAAATGGAAGACGAAGTACCAGCGCCAGTAGCCGATACACCAGTTGAAGAACATGACGTTATGTATGAGCCTGAAGTAGAAGGTGGAGAGATGGATGCTGCCCCTGCACCAGAAATGGATGCCGAAATTGATATGGATATGCCTGCTGAAGAACCAGTAGTTGCAGATGACATGGAAATGGAAGGTATGATGGATGATGCACCAGTAGACACAGACAGCGTTGAAGAAGATCTAGAACTAGAAGCAATCATAAGAGAGTTAGAAGAAGATTTAAATGAAGAAGAACTAACTGAAGAAGATATCTTTGAATCAAATGATTCTACAGATTTAACTGAAGAGGATAAAATGGTCGACGACAAAAAAGAAACCAATGAAGAATTCAATATTGATGAAATCATTGAAGGTATTTTGTCTGAAGACGAAGAAGAAAAAGACTCTAAAGAAAAAGTAGAAGAAGAAAAAGAAGAAGATGAATCTAAAGAAAAAGTAGAAGAAATGACTGAAGAATTAACTGAAGCATATGATACTATTGAATCTTTAAGAGGCACAATCAACGAAGTTAATCTTTTAAATGCAAAACTTTTATATACTAACAAATTATTTAGGAATTTTGAATTATCAGAAAGTCAAAAAATGACTGTTATCGAAAATTTCGATAGAGCTGGTAATACAAGAGAAGTTAAACTCGTATTTAGTACATTAGCAGAAAATTTTACAGTTCCTGTAAAAAAGAGAAAAGTAGTTAAAGAAGGCACTGCCTCTAAAGCAATTAACTCTACTGCTCCTGCAACTAAAACAATAATCAACGAAGGTAATGAATTAGCTAACAGATGGAAGAAGTTAGCAGGATTACTAAGTTAATTAAAAAAAAATAAGAAAGAAAAAAATGAAAATTTCATCTTTACTAGAAGACAATAATCCTTCCCAAAGAAATGCAGCGTTAAAAACTGTAACAAAATGGGAAAAGACAGGTCTTCTAGAAGGTTTAAAAACCGAAACAGAAAAAGCAGGTATGGCTCAGCTTCTTGAAAATCAAGCTAGACAACTTGTAAAAGAAGCATCATCAACTGGTACTACTGAAGGATCAGAAGAATGGGCTGGTGTAGCTTTACCATTGGTAAGAAGAATCTTTGCTGAATTTGCAGCAAAAGAATTTGTTTCTGTACAACCAATGAATTTACCATCTGGACTAGTATTTTATTTAGATTTCAAATATGGAACTGAAAAAGCTGGATTTGATGGTGATAATTTAAATGTAGCTGGCGATCCTTTTGGATCACCAAATGCTGACGATTCCATGTTTGGTGTAACAACTACTGCAGGAGATCCAACTGGTGGTCTTTATGGTGCTGGTAGATTTGGTTACTCACTCAATGATGTAGCAGTTACTGCTTCAGCTGTTGTTTCAGCAGCATCATCTGCATCTGTAAATTACGATTCATCATTTACTGGCAATAAATTATCTGAATATAACGTAGTAACTGTACCGTTAACATCGTTATCAGGTTCAGATTCAACTGCAGTTAGATCATTTATTATCGAAACTGGATCTGGTACAATTGTGCAACATTCTGCATTTACAAAATTAAATGCTGCAAAAACTCATGTTGAGTTTTTAGTATCTGGATCAGCTGCATCAATGACTGGTGTTGAATACATTGTTAAATTTAGTGAGCAACCAACTGACATCTCTAGAGGCGACTTTGAAGATTCAAATCCTTTTAAAGGTTCTGGTGCTGGTACTGGTATCAATAATGGTACTGATATTGACATTCCTGAAGTTAACTTAGAAATGCAATCAGATCCAATCGTAGCTAAGACTAGAAAGTTAAAAGCTGTTTGGACTCCTGAATTTGCACAAGATTTAAATGCATATCATTCAATTGACGCTGAAGCTGAATTAACTTCAATGTTAAGTGAATATGTATCAATGGAAATTGATCTTGAAATTCTAGATATGTTAATCAATGGTGCATTAACAACTGAATATTGGTCAGCTCAATCTAATCAATTCTTGAACGCAGCTGGTACAGCTTTTGAAGGAAGAGATGTTTCTGCAGGCGGATATTATAATACACAAGGAGAGTGGTTCCAAACTTTAGGAACTAAACTTCAAAAAGTATCTAACAAAATTCATCAAAAAACACTTAGAGGTGGTGCTAATTTCTTAGTTACTTCACCTGCTGTTGCAACTATCCTAGAATCTATTCCTGGATTTGCTGCTGACACAGATGGTAACAAAATGGAATTTGCTGCTGGTGTTCAAAAAATTGGTGCAATCAATAATAGATACACAGTATATAAGAATCCATATATGAAAGAGAACGTAATCCTTATGGGTTATAGAGGAGCACAATTCCTTGAAACTGGTGCAGTATATGCTCCATACGTACCTTTAATTATGACTCCACTAGTATACGATCCTGTTAATTTCACCCCAAGAAAAGGTGTAATGACAAGATATGCTAAGAAAATGGTAAGACCAGAATTCTACGGTAAAGTATATGTTGCTGGATTAGACACTATTTAATATTTAATTAATTATTAAATAATCTAAAAATTGAGAGGGGTGATTCGTCACCCCTTTCTTACTGTTTTGATATTTATTATAAAAAGAAGTACAATGGCAGCTCCAAGGGTAAAATATTCAATACAAGCTAGAATACGTTATAAAGGTAATTTAGTCGACACATTAGACAGAATACGAGCTATTAGATTAGTTCTAATGGTTCATATAGAACAAGACTTGGGTAAAGGATCAGAACTTATTACAATGAAGGTAATGTCCCCATATCCACCAACAAAAACATTTGAAGCAATTAGAAGATTATCAGTTGGTAAAATTGAATCATTAGAGCAAATGCAACTACTGCCAACTACTTTATTAAAATTAGAATAAGGATATAAATGGCAGATTACAGTGAAAATAAACCAATATGGCCTGGCTCATCATCATTTGTTGCAGGAGATACCCCATTTGGATTTTTTGATAATGATACATTATTTCAACAACAAGCTGATAGCTTTGCTAAACATGCAGCTCAAAATGTTGGATATCCAATTATGGATGTAGAATTATTAGATATAAATTTTTATAATGCATTTGAATCAGCTGTTATTGAATATTCAAATCAAGTTAATCAGGTTAATATTACAAACAACTTATTAAGTACCTTAGGAATACAAACCGGATCTGATTTTTTATCTGCAGATGGATTTTCTGATACGTTGGTTGGAGGATCATTATCATATGTAACAAAACTATCAAAAACATATGGCACTGAAGCAGATTCAGGAGGTAATTTAAAATGGTTTTCTGCATCAATTGATGTACAACCTGGTCAACAAACATATAGTATAAAAAAAGCTGTAGAAGAAACATTAGGAATAACTTTAACAAATACAAGTTCAATTGAAGTAAAAAAAGTATTACATAATGTTCCACCAGCAATTATAAGATACTTTGACCCATTTGTAGGAACAGGATTAGGATCTCAAAATTTAATGGATGCGTTTGATTTTGGAGGATTTTCTCCTTCTGTTAATTTTATGTTGATGCCTTTACATCAAGACTTACTTAGAATACAAACAATTGAATTTAATGATAGAATACGAAAATCACATTTTTCATTTGATATACATGGAGATGATATAAGATTATATCCAGTGCCTGGAACAACAGGAACAGCTGCAAATCCATTTTATAAAAACGTTTGGTTTGAATTTATATTTGAAGATAAAAAAGCTGACGAAGCAATATTATTTGGTAATACTGCAGCAACAAATGGAGTTGTAAGTGATGCATCTAATATACCATATACATATCAAAAATATTCACAAATTAATGATATGGGAAGAGCATGGATTTTCAGATATGGATCTGCGTTAGTTAAAGAAATGTTGGGATATGTTAGAGGAAAATATTCATCAGTACCAATACCAAACTCAGAAGTAACATTAAATGGATCTGATTTAGTGACACAAGGACAATCAGAAAAAGAATCATTAATTACGCAACTAAGAGAATTTTTAGATAAATTAACAAAAGAGAGTATGATGACAAGACAACAAGCAGAAAATGATGCAATGAATGAAGTACTGTCAAAAATACCAACTAAAATTTACGTAGGATAAAATGGCGTTATTTGGAACAAAACGAGATGCTAGATTTCTAGCCGCAATTAACTCAGAATTATTAAATTCAATAATTGATACAGAAATTGAGTTTTTTAAGCTAGTTATAGAACAATCTAATTCAAATATATATGGCGAGTCTACATCAAAAACATATTTTAATTCTATATTAATTCCTGCATTGATTACAAAAGAAAACAAAACATCAAATATGGATGATTATGGTCATACATATACACGAACAGCTCAATTTGGAATATCAAGAGATATTTTAGAGAAAGCATCATTTTATCCAGAAGTTGGAGATATTATTAAATGGGATAATGAATTTTATGAATTGGATAACGTAGATGCAAATCAATATTTTTCTGGAAAAAATCCAGACACTTGGCCTAATGGTAATAATTTTGGTTATAGTGTATCTGTTTTATGTGATAGTCATGTAACAAGACAAGCTCCATTAAATATTAGAAAAATGAGAATAGGTACAACAGATGATAATCAATCGTATAAAGGATTTTAATGCCTAGAAATCGAAGACAAAATATTGATCGAAAAACAAATAAACCAGAATTAAAAAGTACTGTTTCAACAAGACCAGATTTAATATTAAATAGAGCAGAACAAGTACGACGAGATGACGACGTTGTTCGAACACCTAAGCGTACTGTATATGATATAGATTATGCAATAAAATGGTTTTTAGATAATGAAATCCAACCACAAGTTCAACATAATAACGAATTAGTTAAAATACCAATAGTATTTGCAAATGGCGAAAAATGGGATAACGTACGAAGATTAGGATATTTGCGTGATGAAAAAGGAATGCTTCAATCTCCAATAATTGTATTAAAAAGAAACTCATTATCAGAACGGGATACATTAAAAAAATTAGATGTTAATAATCCAATACCGGGAAATCAAATTGTATATAAGCAAAAATATAACAAAAGAAATAGGTATATTGACGAATTAGTTCCAATACCAAAAAATAATACAATTGATTCAAAGGAATTATATACCGTTAATATTCCAGAATATGTAGATGTAGAATATGAAATGTTGATATGGACTGATTTTACTACACAAATGAATGAAGTAATTGAACAAATAATGCCATATGGAACATTTGCTTGGGGAAATGAATTCAATAAGTATAGAACATTTATAAGAGATATTTCATTTGAAACTGTAAACACAGTTGGAGACGATAGATTAGTTAGAGCAACAATTCCACTAACAGTTAATGGAACATTATTATCAGAACAAGAATTTAGAATGTCGACAGTACAAAAAAGATATTCAATTAAAAAAATACAATGGGCGTTAGTTATCGATGTTACAACTGATATATTTAGTACTACAAAAGTTCCACAAAAACTAATTGACGCTAAACAAAGAATTATTTCTGGAAATAAAGTTATAGTTTCAAATCAATCATCTGGCGGAGGCGGCGGAGGCGCAGGTACCGAAATAACGCCAGCACTAATGAATTATTTAACGCAATTAATAGAAAAACAAGGAGTTATAATTAATAATAATACTATATCAGTCACCGGAACACCAAATTATAATACTATTATAGGCGGCAGAGCTACTACAAAAGAATTTGATATTTATATCAATGGACAATATATAGATACAGCTGTATATGATTGGACTCCAAATGCAACAACAACACAACAAATAACATTTGATACTACAGAATTAGGATATAATTTAGAATCTGATGATATAATTATTGTTAATGGAAGATGGAGTGAATAATGGCTAGAAGACTAAAAGGCAAACAATTTGCTAAACATTTAAAATTATCTGGATCTTTATCTATATCTGGATCTGATGATTCTCCGTTAGATAATAAAGCAGCTATACAAATAGATGGAGGAATTAATCAGATAGGAACAAATATAACTAGTAGTGTAGAAGGAATAATAGATGTTGGATTTTTCCCAACGTCCAGCGTATCAAAAACAATTATTCCTTAAAGTATTTAATTCAAAAGTATTTGATATTTATATAAAAGAAAACATTTAATGGCACAGGTAATTCAGCATAAAAGAGGTAGTTTAGAAAATTTAAAAAATGTAAATCCCGTTTTTAGAGGCGAAGTCTTATTAGCAACTGGATCTTTAAATGTACATTCTTCTGAGTTTGGAACAGTTTCACAACCAATCGAAATACAATTTATCGGAGGATTAAATGACTACGAACCAGTAACAAAATTTTTTACAGGATCTGGATTACCTTCTATTACAACAGGTACATATGGAGATCGATTAGATGGTATAGTTTGGTATGATTCAACAAGAAGACAACAAT